CAGACTTGCTGTTGCGGAAGCGGTGCAAACAAGTGATAGAAAACTTCCTATTGAGCCATATCTTATGGGCTACTGGCTTGGAAACGGAAATGCCGTCAAGCCTGAAATCACAATTCAGACCTGTGATATTCCGGGTGTGCTTTCAAAAATACTGCCGTCCTATCCAAATATGACCTCATGGAATAATACCGGAAACAGCGTTATTTTCAGAATTCCGGCTTTGAAAGCAATACTGCTTAAAAGTTTTCACGACAAGGAAATTCCTACCCAATATCTCCGTTCTTCGTATTATCAGAGACTGGAACTTTTGCAGGGACTTATGGATTCTGACGGTGCAATCAGCACGCTAAAAGGTCAGGCAATATACACCTCCACAGAACAAAAACTCGCTGAAAGTGTCAGTGAGCTTTTATGGAGTCTTGGAATAAAAAATGCTATCACAACTGCGGTCAGCACGCAGAGAGCCGATTGGAATCTGCCAAGCACGGAGTGTGGGAGAATCGAAACCGGAGAAACTTTGTACTATGTGAAGTTTACTGCTTTTGATGATATTCCCATAGTCGGGCTGAGAAGAAAAGCTCATAATCAAGTGCCACGAAATCCTGCGACACGCAGTCATTTCCGCTACATTGACAAAATTGAAAAGATAGAAAACCGTGGAATGCAGTGCATTCAGGTTGACAGTCCGTCGCATCAGTATCTGGTGGGACGTTCTTTTTTGCCTACGCACAACAGCGAACTTGCGGCAGCGGTTGCTCTTCTGTTAACCTGTGGCGATGGCGAACAACGTGCCGAGGTTTACGGCTGTGCGGCTGATAGACAACAAGCGTCTATTGTTTTTGAGGTTGCCGCAGATATGGTGCGGATGTGTCCTGCGCTGAATAAGCGTGTGAAAATTCTCGCATCGCAGAAGCGTATCGTGTATCTCCCGACAAACTCATTTTATCAGGTGCTGTCGGCGGAAGCCTACTCAAAACACGGTTTCAATATTCACGGCGTTGTAATGGATGAACTTCATAGTCAGCCTAACCGAAAACTCTACGATGTCATGACCAAAGGCTCTGGTGATGCGAGAATGCAGCCCTTATTTTTCCTCATCACCACAGCCGGAAATGATACGAATTCTATCTGCTACGAGGTACATCAAAAAGCAAAGGACATCATCGAGGGCAGAAAAATCGACCCGACATTTTACCCCGTGATTTATGGTGCTGGTGACAATGAAGATTGGACTTCACCGACGGTCTGGAAAAAGGCAAATCCGTCTCTCGGAATTACCGTGGGACTGGATAAAGTACAAGCCGCCTGCGATTCCGCAAGGCAAAACCCCGGTGAGGAAAATGCTTTCAGACAGCTTCGCCTTAATCAATGGGTAAAACAATCCGTCCGCTGGATGCCCATGGAAAAATGGGACGCTTGCAATTTTACGGTGAATCCCAAAGAACTGAAAGGGCGTGTCTGTTACGGTGGACTTGACCTTTCATCGACTACTGATATTACGGCGTTCGTGTTGGTGTTCCCACCGACCGCCGATGACGATAGATATTACATTCTGCCGTATTTTTGGTTGCCGGAAGAAACCCTCGACCTTCGTGTACGTCGTGACCATGTCCCCTATGATGTCTGGGAGCGTCAAGGGCATATCATGACGACCGAGGGGAATGTGGTGCACTACGGATTCATCGAACAGTTCATTGATGACCTCGGAAAGTACTTCAATATCCGTGAAATTGCTTTCGACCGTTGGGGTGCTGTGCAGATGTCGCAGAATCTTGAGGGACTGGGATTTACCCTCGTTCAGTTCGGTCAGGGATTCAAAGACATGAGCCCTCCTACGAAAGAACTGATGAAATTGACCCTTGAGAAAAAACTCGCCCACGGCGGTCAACCCGTCCTGCGCTGGATGATGGATAATATTTTCATTCGCCGTGACCCTGCCGGAAATATCAAGCCCGACAAGGAGAAATCTACCGAGAAAATTGACGGTGCGGTAGCTCTGATTATGGCGCTTGACCGTGCAATCCGGTGTGGCTCGGGCGATTCCGGTACAAGCATCTATGATGATAGAGACCTTTTTGTGCTATAGAATGGAGCGTGATTTTATGGGAATTTTCAGCGGACTTTTTCACAGCCGTGACAAGCCAAAAAATAGCTATGACAGCCCGTCCTACAGCTATTTTTTCGGACGGACAAACAGCGGAAAACGAGTCAATGACCGCACCGCCATGCAGCATACCGCCGTGTATGCCTGCGTGAGAGTGCTGTCGGAGGCAATTGCACAATTACCTCTGCACGTTTACCAATACACCGATAAAGGAAAAGAGCGAGTGCCAACGCACCCGCTCTATTTTTTGCTGCACGACCAACCAAATCCGGAGATGACAAGTTTCGTATTTCGAGAAACGCTGATGAGCCACCTGCTGATTTACGGCAACGCTTATGCGCAGATTATCCGCAACGGCAGAGGTGATGTCATCGGTTTGTATCCGCTGATGCCGGATAAGGTCAAGGTTGACCGTGATGAAAGCAATCGTCTGATTTACATTTACAGTCGATATGATGAAGCAAATCCGAACTTGAAAAATCAGGGTGATATCATTCTCCGGCAGGAAGATGTGCTTCATATTCCCGGACTTGGTTTTGACGGTCTTGTGGGCTATTCGCCGATTGCACTTGCGAAAAATGCAATCGGAATTTCTATCGCCTGCGAGGAATACGGCGCAACGTTTTTTGCAAATGGGGCTTCTCCATCGGGCGTTCTGGAACATCCGGGAGTGATTAAAAATCCCGAAAGAGTCAGGGATGCATGGCATAGTGCATACGGCGGGAGAAACTCTCACAAGGTCGCCGTCCTCGAAGAGGGCATGAAGTTCACACCGATTGCGATTCCCAACAACGAGGCACAATTCCTTGAAACGAGAAAGTTTCAGATTGAGGAAATCGCTCGCCTTTATCGTGTACCTCTGCATATGATTGGTGACCTCGATCATGCGACGTTTTCGAACGTAGAACATTTGTCGCTGGATTTCGTGAAATACAGCCTTGACCCGTGGATTGTCCGCTGGGAACAGGGCTTTCAGAAAGATTTGCTCAGCGACTCCGACAAAGGCAAATACTTCATCAAATTTAACGTGGAGGGGCTTCTTCGTGGCGACTATGCAAGCAGAATGCAGGGCTATGCAACGGCACGTCAGAACGGCTGGATGTCGGCAAACGATATACGTGAGCTTGAAAATATGAATGCAATTCCGGAGGAACTTGGTGGTAATCTTTACCTCTGTAACGGTTCGATGAGCCGCCTTCAGGACGCAGGAATTGCTTATTCTAAAAATGAAAGTGAGGAAGAGAAATGAGCAAGAAATTCTGGAATTTCGTGAAAGACGAAAGTACCGGAGAAATGGAACTGATTTTTGACGGCCCTATCTCTAATGAATGCTGGTGGGGCGATGAAATCACCCCTGCTATGTTTCGTGATGAACTATCAAAAATCAATGGAAATCTGACCATTTGGCTGAATAGTCCGGGGGGAGATTGCTTTTCTGCAAGCCAGATTTACACGATGCTACGAAATCACAAAGGCAAAATTACTGTCAAAATAGACGGCATTGCGGCCTCGGCAGCATCGGTTGTTGCGATGTCCGGAGATGAAACTCTGATCAGTCCGACGGGGTACCTGATGATTCTTA